CTACTTATAAATAATGCAGTTGCCATATTATCTTTTTTTGTTTACAAATCCGTTATTAGGCATATCTGTTGGTCTTTTTGCAACCTCTTTAGCGTTTACTTCTGGTTTAAATCCCTCTTTTTTAGCCTTATTTACGCTTATTTCTGAATTTGGATTTTTAGCATCAGCAGTTCCACCTTTTCTTTTTGACTTATAAGTCTTTCTCATCCAAAAATGATGACAATCTCCTCCGCCTTTATATAAAAAGATGTCGTAATTATCAGCACCATTTAATCCCCAACCAGCATTTACGCTACTTTTACTCATCATTTGTATATCTTCTTTACGATATATCTTTTTAGATGCTACCATTTTCTTGCAAAATTCTCTACTATCAGAACTTGCAGTTAAAGGTGCATATTGGTATCTTACTTTGAACTTAAAACCGTTTGCTTCTCCATCTTGTTCGCTCTTTGCATTTGGTCTTGCAGTTCCAGTAGTTGCAAAATTGTATATTTTAGAAAGGATAGATAATTTAGGATTGTTTAACGCTTCAACTTCTTTATCTAATTCTTCTTCTGAATCGTAATCTACTTTTCTTTCGTCTATTAATTCCCACTCATCTAAATCTTCATCTTCTCCAAACTCTTCTAAATCAGAATCCATTTTAGACATTTTAACACCAGTTTCTTCTTCTCTTGTTTCTTGGTCTTTTACGTTGTCTAAATCTGTAAATTCTAAAGGTTGTAACGTCTTAAAATATAGGTTTAAGCTAATACCATTGAATGCAAGTATTTGGTCAAAGGCATCTATTAAAAGTTCTTGAAATGGTCTAATAACGGTGTTATCCATTAAGATAGTTGCGGTCTTTAATTCGTCTGCATTGTTACCTAATCCACTTGAATCTTTTACACCTAATAACATAGGAGAAACAACCCTATGCGATACCATTATTTTCTTTTGTGATTCTTCTGAAAGAAATTGATATTGGTTATGTGCATCACTTAATTGAACTGGTGTAATATCAGCAGCAGACTCTTTATCGTCATTAAAAGCAAGTATAAATTTACCAGCATTTGAACTTCCAGAAAACTTATTCTTTATCTTATTTTCAATTATTGTTTGTGCATTTTCATCTGGTATTCCATTATTAAAATTAATTAACATTGATGGTGCAAGACCGTTTAAAATGTTGTTTAAATGATAATTTGATACCTCTTCTTCTAATTCTGCGTATTGTAAGCCACCTTGATAATCTGGAGTACTGTAATAATACATTCCAGCTTTATAAGGCTTTATATATAAAATCTCTATTGGTTGTGGACTATCTGAAACACCAAACGCTGGTATTCTTTTAGGTTCATCACTCGGCTTTGCATTTGCCCAATCTGGATGGTAATAATATGCTTGTACTTGTTTATCGTCTGCACTACATTTTTCTGCTCTTAAAGTTTCAACTGGTAAATGTTCAACTCTTTGAATTGTTTTTTTATCTTTTGAATAAATTACTTGAATAGCACATTGCCCAGCTAATTTTAAATCGTAAGCTAATCTTCTAACAACATCTTTTTTAAATAAAGAAATCATTAAAGCATATTGTTCTGGTTTTTTAGAACTGTTTGTTGCATCTAAACCTTTACCAAAAATCATTTGAGAAATAGCGTTTATAACTGCACTATTTGTTGGACTTCCGTTATACCTATCAATTAAGAATTGAAAGTAATTATTGTTAGCACCAAATTCAACCCACTCTTTACTTTTAGATTCTACAATTTTAGGAGAACTATAAGTTGATAGATTTACAAAGCTAATCTTTGAATCTTTCTTTTTAGCTACCGTTGGCTTTCTGTATTTATTTATGTGTTTACTCATAATATTATAAAATCGTTATTACCACTCTTTGATTTATATACATCTTTATTTACTGTATAATGTTCGTTGTTAGACTGGTTTGTTGATTGTGCAGTACAAAATATTTTATCTCTATAAATAATGTTTGAATCCACTATTTCTCCTTGTGCATCATATACTTTTAAATCGTAAAAATGCCCCTCTTTTAAATCAAAAACAGTTGTTATTTGAATGTAATTTTTAAAACGAATACCAACTAGAGAAAAAGTAACTGTATTATTAGTACTGTCATCTCTTAACTTTACAATAACATCTCTTGAATATACTCTTGGTATAATATTAATAGTTTGCAATTCAGATGTAGGTGTTAAATGCTTCATATATATATAATGAATTTATAAGGCATTTTTATTTATTTAAACCAAAAAAAAAGGCAATCGATTATGATTGCCTTTTTTAAAATAAGAAATTAGATTATGCGTTAGGATCTATTTGAGCCGCTGCATCTAAATTATCTAAAACTCCACCAGTTGTGAAGTTTGGTGCATTTCTTTCGTTAGCAACCATAGTTAAATTAAATGAACTAGCATCTCCCATTGCAGCACCAGTTAAAATTGTTCCTCCAGTTGTATCTGCTCCATGCTCTAAACCTACTAAAAACACGTTTCCATTATAGTCCTCAATCGCTATATGTGGTCTTGATACTGCTAGTATAGCTATTTCAGCTTGTGTAGCACTATCTAATATAGGTAAAACTAAATTTAATGTTTGTGTATAGAACGTAGTTCCAGCTTCGTTAGAACTCGTTATACTTGTTTCCAATGATGAAGCACCTTTGATATCATATTTATACCAAATATTACTTCCAGATATTCCTGTAATGTCTGCACCACTTACTCCGCCAGTTACAGTACCCAATGTACCATAATCTGCAAAATAAATAGCTTTTAATCCTCCTACGGAAGTTTTGCAACCTAATGCTCTTCCAGCCGTTAATATACAAGCCATATTATTATATTTTTTTTAAGTTATTAAAAAAAGGGTAAGCAGATGAACTACCTACCCTTTATTGTTATTATTTATTTGTTATTAAGAATAGAAAACAACGTCTTCTAAAATTGCTATTTGAACTGCTGCCGTATAACGTGCGATAAATCTCACATTTTTACTTCCATCCAAATCTGCCATATCTAAAACTTTGATTTCATTTTGGTCAGATAATAAACCAGTTCCAAAATATAAGTTAGATTTTAAAGTAGATACCATTGTATCATTTGCCAATCCATTTGCAGCTACAACTTTAACACCATCAAAAAACTCAACGTTTAAATCTTGGTTGTTACCTTGTACACTTCCACCAACAGTAGCTAATGCTCTTTTATATGCTCTTAATACGTTTTGAGAAACATAAATATATAAATCTTCGTTTCCGTATAAAGAAGGTGGTAAAGCATCAACAACTTTTCCTAATTCAGCAACAACATTTGCAGCAGTAATTGCAACTCCAGTAATGTCTTGACCAGCTGGTAAAGTAGCAGCAGTTAACAATGTAGCGAAACCATCAAATGTTCCTGCTCCAGCAGTTCCACTCCAAATATCAGTCTCTGTTTGTGCAGAAATTTCAGCAGCCATTAAACCGATAAAGTAATCAGCAAAGGTTTTAGGCATTACATCGTGTGCAGAATATCCCATCTCAATCGCATCCCAATCCGATTGGAAAGGTGTCTTACAAAGTTCTAAATTTACTTGTAATTCTTTAGGCTCAATTATTCTTTCAGTTAAGACAACTGCTCCAGCATCTGTAAAATCGCAACTTGCGTTTGCAATAGCACCTGATAAACTAACTCTTTTTAAAACTTCTTTAAATTTTACATTTGGCTTAACCTCGATTAATCCATTTGCGATTGTGTTTCCAGATAAAAGTGCAGCGGAAATATATTTCCCAGCAAATTCTCCAGCGTAAGTACTTGTAATTGATAAACTCATTTTATTAGTTATTTAATTTGTTAAAAATTCTATTGATTGTATTATTTTTACCTTTTTGAGAGTAAAGGTTTAACTCTTTTTTACTTGTTTCGTTTTCTGGATTGTGAGATATTCCCTCTACTTCGTCAACAGATAATTCAACAGATACTTCTTCTTCTACTTTTACTTCAACTTTTGCAAGTTTTAGTTCGTTGATCTCATTTCTTAATTTTTCAATTTCAGAAAAGAAAGTTTCTTTACTTATAGACTCAACAACTTTTTTAGGTGTTGCAGTTTCAGATAAATCTTCTTCAACAACTTCTTCTTCTACTGGTGCTTCTTCTTCTTCTGCTGGTGCTTCTTCTTCTGCTCCAGCTTCTTTGATTTCTCCAATTACTCCTTCTTCTGCAACTACGATAGTAGAACCATCTTCAACTTGATATTCTCCAACTGGTACTGCAACTCTTTCTTCATCTGCAACGACAAAGATTTCTGCACCAACTTCAAATACTTCTGC